GCACATTCTGGACCCTCTACTGCTGAGCCCTGTCGAGAATACGTTGCTTCTAAAACATGCAAGTTTGCCAACTGCCGCTTTGCCCACGACGCACCCGTGAAAGAGGCCGCCGCAGTGTTAGAATCACCCCCGATTCAAGCACCACAAGTCATGCCCAGTACGGCGTCTGGGCCCCCACCCCCTGAGGAAGAAGAACGCAAGTTTGTGTTCGAGGAATTGTCATATTTAGTAGTAACCCGATCGAGTAGGCAATTATTACCGGAGTCAATTAATTTTTCCGGTAGTGCCAACGCTCGGTCGCTGTTGCTCAGGTGGCAAAACCGTTTGTTAGGGACAGATGTGGATGGAGATTCAATGTCTAGCGACTCTAAGGTGGGGAAAATCATGGTCCCATCAGAGGTATTTCACGGCTTTGTTAGCCTTTACTGCGTTACCGCTCATATTCAGGCGGACGAAGCGAAGGCAGCGGCCAGGATACAGCAAATGCGGCTTAACGCTGCTGCTGCCGCTAGGAGGATGGAGCGAGATCCCAGGTACTCGAAGTGTTTTTACAGGGCAGTCGGTCATGAGCTTAATGACCCACCCTTACCAACACGAGAGGAATGGCTCGCGGCATGGATGGATGCTGCCGCATTCTACCAAATTGTCGTATTTCCGCGCTTACAGAGCACTCAGTCGATTGCCCTGCAAAGACAGTTGTTGTCTAATGCTGCCATAGCCAGTTACAATAGTTTGAGACCAGTCTCCACTTGTGATTGCGTGAGATCAGCGTTGAGCAGTTGTTTATGTGGGGTGGCTGGCCTGTTTGTTGCCGGACTTGTCGCGTTTGGCGGATGGGTTTGCGAGACTGGGGGGAGGTTGGCAGGCGGCCCGAAGCGCCCCGCAACCAACCAAACCCCGGGGGGCGAACCGCGAGCAGAGAAAAAGGTGAGGCAGAACATGTCGTGTGTTTATGATAACATGGACACGCTTGCTCTTGCTGACCCACCATACTGTGTCACCCAACCCCAGGTGTGGGATCAAGCATTCTCTAGGCTGATGAGTGCTTCCGCCGGGGGCTACAAGCCTGACGCTTGTGGCGTTGATGCGATCATCACCGATCGTACCAGCGGTAATGGGCCCATCGCGCATTCAATGGGAGGAGTCGATTTTAAGCGAGACTACCGCCCAGGATCAGTGTCGTGTCAGGAGGGGAAAGAGCCAGAGGTTGATCTGAAACTGTTGATTGACCCTAGCCACTCCGGCCGACAAGTAGGCAAAGATTTACCCATAAACGGAAGGACACCTAAGTTCAACACCGAGAAGCTGGAGGAGAGACGGCTTCGCGAGTTAGAACTTGATGGTGAGGAGCACTTTCGCGAGGAGGTAAAAGACGAGTCCAATTTAGTTCTTGCTGACAAGGACGGGCTCGCACTAGTAGGAATCGGGTGGATGTCCGCAATACCGGTAGTCCCCAGGCGCAGCATATATAATGACGCCGGGATCATTGCCAGGCATTACGGCAACCCAAACGATATTTGTGAGTGTTTGCCGGCCGACAGAGTTGTGTGCCCGTCGTGCACGCTTTGGCGCCGCAACTCACAGCTAGTTGAATTTGTCTACCAAGACATCGAGGTCAAATGGAGAGCTACAAGCCGCTACCAGCAAGTTGAGGAGCCTGAAATACGGCCCCTGCCCAATGGCTACATGCAATTGGATAAGGCTGCGGCTGCTCACCCCGTTGATGATATAGACTATCCTGACCCGGCAGAGTGCTTAGTCGGGCTGCCTGAGGATAGGAAGGTCGCAGCGTTGGTAGAGAGGCTTGATGCCGAGCTCAAGAAGTTTGGCCACTTCGATGCGCGCCATAGTGAAGCCACCAGGCCAGAAAGGTGGTGGTATTGGTACGGTAAGTTGCGCCCCGAGCAGAAGCGGCTCTACATGGAGGACGCGCACTTGACTCTAACCGATACCTACAGCACTAGCGCTGATCCCAGAGTGCTTTTTGGATCACAAATCAACATGAAGAGTGAGAAGTTTGTCCTTATATCACCAGGCGGGGTGGGCAAGGATGAACCAACTAACAAATATCCCAGGGGTATTTGTCCTGCCAACAAGGTTCAGGCGAACGCTATAACTGGACCAGCGAATGCCCACATTAAGGCCAAGTTAGTATATCCGTTGCGATCATGGATTGAAAGCTTTGGTTACATTAGTGGGGCGCAAGTGCCACCTGTTTGCATGGCGTCCGGATTTACGGGCGCGCAGGTTGGTGCGTGGATGGGGGCGCAATTGGCGTACGCCGAAGCGCATGGTGTCAACGTGGTGTTCCTTGAAGGGGACATGTCAAGGTATGATTCGACGCAGAACTGGGGATTTGTCACTACGGCAGGAAAGGTGATGCTCCGGTTGTTGGATGAGCCGACCAAGGATGAGGTGTGTTCAATTGAGACCCTCAAACGACGGTTTGTGTATACCAGATTTGGCAAATTTCTATTGGTAGGTGCAACCACCTCAGGTGTTGGCAGCACCACCAACGGAAACACGATTGGCAACATAAATGGTCTGTATGGTTGTGTGCTGAGTGCGCGAAACTCGTACACGGGCCGCCGGCTAGGGGCGCCGCGGCATCAAATTAACCTATTGGCTCTCGGTGACGACAGTTTGGTCGCATTATTCGACATCGATGAGTGTGAGGCAATCCACGTTGTAACAACCGTGGACAAAGACCTCAGAACAATGGGGTTAATACCAAAGATGATCATGCCTTTTGTACCCTCGTTCTGTTCCCAGTTGTTTTACCCCGTAATCATTAATGGGCGTGAAACATACACGATGGGGCCAGAAATCTGCCGGTGGATGGCAAGACATGGATGGACCACCAAGTGCCGCAAGGACAGTAAGTGCTTCACAGGTTTGGATTGTGCTGCCCTGAACAAGGGATTAGCGTTAAGCAATCCTCACTGGAAGGCCTTGCCTGTCATGCGCGTGGTTCACGAGTTTTATGTCGCGTCTGACGCCGTTGCCAGCTATGGTTTATTAGATGAATACCATGGCAAAATCGCGTCCCAGGAGGACAAATCGCTAACTTATTCTATGTCTACTTACGTAGTTTCGTTCGTGTTACGGGTGTACGGCATAACCACTGACGAGCTGCTCGCGCTTGAGAGCTTAATTGCAAAAGCGCTCAGAGCGGCCAAAGGTGGTTGTGTCATGATCAACAGTGTAATTCTTGATCAAATGGCCCTACATTTGGACAGCACGCGTAGTAACATAGTATAAGTTGGCGGGGGGAGTAGCCGTCTGTAGGATAACAACCTCGGACACACCTAGTCACGATAGGTGCTCCGGCAAGTGCGGGCCTTTGTGCCCGGCGGTAGCGTATCAGAAGACCTGGCGACCGGTCCCGTAACGTAAGCACTAACAACCCCCCCACGGGTGATTAAAAAATAAAAGAACATGCCTAAAGCAAGAGCAAAGAAGCCTGCGCCTAAGAGTCGCGCAAAAGCACCAACCAAGGCCAAGCCGCGCAAGAAGAAGACGTTGAGCAAAATTGCTAACGGTATTCTGACCGTGGCCAAACCTATGGCAAAGGTGCTCGACAACCACTATTTGGGTGGTGCAGCGGGCAAGTTGTTTCAGAGTCTGAGCGGCACTGGAGACTACGAGTTGAATATGAAGGACGTACCATTCCCTATTTCAGCAAACACGGTGGTGAATCCTACAATGGCTCCTACGGTTCCCCTGATTAACGATGATCGTGGTGCGACGCGAGTGCGTCATCGCGAGTTCATTCGCACGATCAAGATGGATTCCAAGACATTTAGCATTTACCCGTTTCGTTTGCAACCCGGGGACAACACCACTTTTCCGTGGTTGTCACCCATCGCTCGAAATTTCCAGCAATACAAGTTTCTAGGATGTGTATTTGAGTTTGTGAGTACCAGCGGGATTTTCAATTCCCTGACTCCAGCTCTAGGTCAAGTTATTTTAGCAACGAATTACAATGTGTCTCAACCGCTATTTTCCAACCCAACCAACATGTTGAACACGTACTTTTCTTGCAGCGCTAGACCCACAGATAATGTGATGCACCCAGTAGAATGTGAAACTGTTGAGTCGCCTTATAATTTGTATTACGTTCGTGATCCCGATGCCGCGGTGGGGCCAATCCCACTGCCTGGAACTGCATCCTATTCATCCGCGCGTGATATACATTTGTTCGATTTTGCAAACTTTCAGATCTCTTGCATTAATGGCCCAAGTGATTATATAGCCGGTCAACTTTGGGTCACCTATGATATCATGCTGTACAAGCCAGTGGACGTAGACATTGGTTTTGGTGCACCGCCTAAGATTCAAGGTGACTGTAAGACCTGGTCAAATCACGTTCCAATCATGAACCCTAGCCAAGTTCATAAGGACAGCGAGCGAGTGGATGTCGCCCTGTCAGCGCCAATTGAAAAACAAGCGCCCGTGGCGCCTGCTTCTGCGGCCGGAAGTGGAAGATTTTGGGGTGGTTAGGATGAAACCTAACCTAGCGTAGGAGTCGTTAACCTGCGCTGCCGTTGCTGATTTGTATAGACGTTTAATTAGCAAATGTGTACGCAATGTCTTAGTCAATAAAG